AAGGGCGAGAGCGTCACGAACCTGACCGCGATCATCCCATACCCAGTGTGGACCCGAATCCGCGCTTCCACGAAGTTCCAGAACCGCCTTCGCGGCGCTGGCATTTCGTCCGACACTATCCTCAACGCGAGCACGCAAGCGGCGGCTGAGGTGTTCGGTGTCAGCCAAGTGCTGATTGGTCGCGCCAGCTACGACACCGCCCCTGAAGGCGTCGCGTTTGCTGCCGGTAATGTCTGGGCCAATACCTACATCTGGGTCGGCTCGGTCACGCAGGCGTCCGCTGGTTTCTTCGGTGGCGGCGCAGGCTTCACGCTGAACTGGTCCGAGTATGGCCCAGCAATCGGCGTCTCGACCTATCGCGAAGAAGCGATCAAATCCAACATCGTGCGGGCGTCGCACTTTGTGTCCGAGAAGGTCGTGAATGCAAACGCCGGTCAGTTAATCACCACTCAGTATTCCTGATCTGAATACACCTGAGTTCACAGCCCCACGCCTAACCGCGTGGGGCTTTTTGTTTTGACGCTCTGGCGCGATTCGCCACACCGGAGCGAACACACAACATGACAATTTCCCTCTGCGTGATTGCCGGTAACGAGACCGCGCACATACGAACCATGCTCGATTCGTTCGTCGGCATCATCGACGAACTCTCACTGGTGCGCGCCATCGGCTCGCAGGAACCGGACGACACCGAACAGCTCGCGCGCGAATGGTGCGAGCGCAACGCGGTCCCGATTGTCTTTTCGGACTACCGCAACGGGGTCACTGCGCAGGCGTGGCGGCACGTTGATTCGTTCGCGAGGGCTCGGAACCAAGCCTTCGCCCAAGGCACCGGCGATTGGCTTCTTTGGGCGGACTGCGACGACGTGCTGACCGATGCGACGGACCTGCGGGAAAGGCTCAAGGAGCTTACCGAGGACGTGCTCATGCTGCGATGCCCTTACGACGTGCGGGGCACCGGCAAGAAGTTGCAACGCGAGCGAATCATCCGCCGCGCAGCGTTCGCCTCGGGGCGCGTCTGGCACCACGACGTCCACGAAAACCTGCTGTTGCTCCCGAACGATCTTCACAACGAGTGGACGGTGCCGGTTTGGCGGCATCAGCCGGTCGCGATCAAGCAGAGCAACCGCAAGCGCAACCTCGCAATCCTCGGGCGAAGCGTCGCGGAGTCGGCGACTCAGTATTTTTACATCCATCAGGAACACTATTGCGCGGGCAACAAGACCGCCGCCGAGCAGTTCGGCCGCATCGCGCTTTCCTTCCCGAACCTCGACGACTCGTTTCGATACGAAGTGCAACTGAACCTTGCGCGGCTCGTCGCGTCACGGCGCGAGGCTTTGCAATTCGCGCTCGGTGCGCACGGGGTTTTCCCGTGGTGCCGCGAGGCCATCGCGTCGGTTATCATGCTGGCCTTCGAGCGCAACGACGGGCGCCGCGCGAGCTTCTGGGCTGAGCGGATGCTTGCGCTACCGGAGCCGAAGGAGAAGGAAAGGCCGTGGACGCACGAGGTGAAGTGGTATGGCTGGGCCGGTCTCGATCTCGCCGCGCGTTCCTACCGGCTCGCGGACCAGCCGAGAAAGGCGGACGGGCTCCAGTGGGCGTTCCACAAGCACGAAAAGCCCGCGATTCGGCTCACGCAGAAAACCCTCGGCGACTCGACGCGCTCGGTGTCATTTCGCGAGGCGTGGCTCGGGACGGCAGCGCAACCGGAAACCGTCGAGCACGTTTTCCTTGTGCGACCCGACGACAAGGAGACGATGGCAATGTCGAAGCAGTTCATCCACGACGTAGGGCAACCGCGAGCCGTGGAGCGCGCGATGATCTCGGTGCACATCGAGGACGGCATGGTCCCGCCGCACGACTGGGACAAGCTCGTGATTGCAAGCGGCGTGACGCTCATCGACGCCGAGAACGTCAAAGAAATCCTCGGGGCGAAAAAGCCGTGAGCACGCCAGCAATCATCGTTTGCACGGTCAACGGCGCGTGCCTCAATGTCATGACGGCGTCGCTGAACGCCTACGTCCCGCGCGACGTCGAGAGGTATGTGCATCACAAGGTCGGCACGAACTTCGGGGACGCCTACAACTTCGCCGCGCGCGAAGCCTTCAAGCGGCACGACGAGATTCTGATTTGCAACGATGACATCGTGTTCACGCCGACGACGTGGGCGTTGCTACTCGCGGACGTCGCGCATCTGCGCAAGGTCGTGCCTGATCTCGGCTACGTCGCGACGCGCTCGGACTACGCGCGCGGCGAGCAGAATGTTCGCAGCGGGCGCGGGAAAATCGACTTCCTGCGCTACCAATCCGAGCGGCACATAGTCGAGACGCCGGTCATCGCGCCGATTTGCGCGTGGATTCACCGCGACGCGTGGGTTGATTTCCCGCCGATCAACTGGTTCTCGGACGACGTGCAATGCCTCGACATGAAGCGGCGGCATTTCATCTCGCGCGCCTACGTTCACCACGTCGGAAGCCAGACCTGCGGGCAGGACGCACAGCGGTGCTACGAGGACGCGGAGCCGTGGCTACTCGCGAACCGACCGGAGCTTCACGCACGGTTTTATTTTACAGGCGGCGCATAAGTATGGCAGCCGTGCGAGACTTCGACCCGACCCAAATCAACTCCGACTTCTCGGCGATTCTTGAGCAGGCGGGCGTCGCGTTCACTTATCAGGGCGTGAGCGTCACCGGCATCTGGTCATCGTCGCGCGATGCGTTCTCGGAGTTTGAGGACCAGCGTCGAACCGACAGCAAGTTTACGGTGTTCCTGCTCACGTCGAGCGTCAGCGCCACGCCGCAAGTCACCCAGACGCTTTCTCGGGCGAGCATCACCTATTTCATCGAACGCGTGACCTTGGACGCCGAGGGCGCGGGCTGCGAAATCGAGGTCGCAAAGTCGATATGATCGACATCGAAACCAGTTTCTCACGGCTGGAGTATCAGCTCGCGCGGCTTGCAAACGCGGCAAAGGTGGACCTCGGGCTGGTCATCAAAGAGGAGGCCAAATACGCGATTCAAACCATCGTCAAATTTACGCCGCCCAAGAGCAAGCAGCAGGGCGCGAACGCGGTGCGCGCGGATTTCAGCAGGCTCGCGGAACCGTTGGTATTCCAAGACCTGCAAGCGAAGGCGACCGAGGGCGGATTTTACAAGTCGATGGCGCGATATGTCAGGAACCGCGACGTTGAGAAGCTGCGCGCGCTTTTCAGAAATCCGAACCTCACGCACTATTACGGCAGGCCGTTACTCGAAAGCGAAGACGCCATTAAGAAATACCACCGCAGCCAGCAGAACGCACTAGGCAGGATCACCGGAAAACCGCGCGTCCTCGCCTTCGGATTGGATTTTCGACGCGTCCGAAAGACGATGGAGGACCGCGTGGGCTGGACCGTTAGCGGCTGGAACGCATCGGCGAAAGTAAGCGGAGCGCGCTACAAGAAATTCAGCGACAAGCTCAAGGCGCAGGCAGGCGGAAACATCCGGTTCGGCTCGGTGCAATCCAGCTTCGGGCCGCAGCCGTTCATCAAGGCAACGGCGCACAACGTGAAAATCCCGAATTACCAGCGCATGATCGACGCGGCCATCAATTCACGCGTGAGAACGACCGCGAAGAAAGTCGCCGCCGTCCTCGCCAACCGCGCCGTCAATCTCGGCTTCACCCGCGTCGGCGGAGCAATGCCAATAAAAACAGCCGCAGCATGAGCACACGCACCAACATCCGCACCGCGACGGCGAACGCTCTCACCGGCGCGCTCGTCGTGCCCACCGCAAACATCCTTCGCGGGCGCAACAACACGATCGCCAGCATCTCGTTTCCCGCCGCCGCCGTTTACGCCGTCAGCGAGCAGATCGAGGTGCGCACGCTCGGGCCGAGCAACCGGACTCAATACCGGCAGCTTCAGCTCGTGGTGGACTATTTCATCGCGGAGAGCGGAACGTATTTGATCGACGACCTTTTCGACACGGGCAGCGCGGCGGTCGAGGCGGCAGTTCTCGCCGACGTGACGCTCGGGGGCCAGTGCCGCGATCTCCATTTGACGAGTGTGGATTATGTGATTGAGCCAGACGAGGACAGGCGCTTCGGCACGGCTCGGCATACTTTCAACTGCATCTATCTAACCACCGACTAACATGGCAAACCACCTCGGCCGCGAAGGCCTCGTCAAAATCTCCACCACTGCAATCGGCGAGCTGAGAAATTACAGCCTGTCACATTCCTCGGATACGGTCGAGGATAGCGTGATCGGCGACACCTACCGCACGCGACTGGCAACCATGAAAACGTGGAGCGCATCGGGCGATCTCTATTGGGACGAGACGAACGCGGGTCAGCTCCTGATTACCATCGGCAGCTCGGTGACGCTCAACCTTTACCCAGAGGGCGACACGGCTGGGGACACCTACTATTCCGGTGCGGCAATCGTGACCAAGTTCGACATAAGCGCATCGTTCGACGGCATCGTCGAGGGCTCAATCGCCTTCGAGGGCAACGGCGCTCTGAGCACGCTGACCGCCGTCTAATTTCTCAGCAGCAAAACACACACAACACATGGAAGCTATTGACCTTGTCAGAGAACACTTCGCCTCCCTCGGCACGCGCAAGATCGACGTGCCCGAGTGGAAGCTCGTCGTCCACGCATCGCCGGTCACGCTCGGCGAAAAGAACCGGCTTTATCGGCGCAGCAAAGAGAACGACATGGAATTGCTCGTGGACATTTTAATCATGAAGGCCACGGACGAGCACGGCGCGAAGCTGTTCACGATCGAGCACAAGCCGACGCTACTGAACAAGGCCGACAGCAACGTCGTCGGACGCATCGCCAACGCCATTCTGGCCGAAAACGGGCCGAGGCCCGACGACTTAAAAAACTGATTCACGGCGGAGAAGCTGCCGACTTCCTCGCCGTGTATGCTCTCGCGGACCGTCTCGGCAAATTCGCAAGCGAAGTGCTCGCTATGCCGGCGCAGGAATTGAACGGCTGGCTCGTTTACATCGAACACCAAAACCGGAAACTGAAGCACCATGGCTGAAGCATCATTTACACTTAAAGCGATCGATGCGACGAAGGCGGCGTTTGCTAGTGTTCAAAACTCGCTCGCGAAGTTGCAGCAAAGTTCTGAGACGGCGGCGGGCTTTATGAAAAAAGCCTTCGACCCGCGTGCGATTGGAGCTGGGCTTGCGGCTTCGCTTGGCGTTTCGCTGATCGGAGTGATAGACGTGGCGGTTAAAAAGCTAGTCGAATTGGCGATGCGCGCGGGTGAGGTCAGGAAAATTCTTGCTGAGTCGAGTAGGGAGATAATTAAAATGCGCGAAGACGCGGCATTTGCTGAGCTAAACCCCCAAGGTCAAATTGATGCGATTGACAAAAAAAGAATCGAAAACGCCGCTGAGATTTTACGGCTAACGGAAGCAACGAAAGAAATTCAAAACGTGGGTGTTTCTCCGAGCGGTGACCCTATGGCTCTTCCTAACACTCAGTTCGGCACAATAGAAGAGGCCGAAAAATTAAGAAAAATGCTCGCAGAGGATGCGGCTTTAGAAATCGCCCGAAGGAAGCTCAGCATAGATATAGGAAAAAAAGAGTTGGAAGATAAGCTCAACGGTTACAAAGCCATCCAAGAATTCGAGCAGCAAATAGCCGACATTCAGGAAAAAGCATTTGAAGAAATTGAAAAACAGCGGCAGTCAGACCAAGACCGCAGAATCTCGGCGCTCGATGCAGGTCTTGCGGCAGAGGAAAAAAACACCGCTGAAATAATCAAAGCGCGGTCGGAAAAGAACGAGACCATAGAAAAGGAGCGCGAGGGCTTAGAAAAACTAGCGGAATCATACCGCGATCTCAATTCACCGTCTCGCGTTTTTATTCGGCAAATAGAAGAGGTCAATAAAGTCGCCGCTAGTGGAACGCTGGGGTTTGGTTTTGCGGAAGCTGCTGTCGCAGTTGATTCGCTCACGATTGCGATGAATAAAAACAAGGAAGCGCGGGTAGATGCCGCGCTCAACGATTTATTCGGGGACCTCGACGAAGAGGCGTTGCGCATCAACGAATCACTGAAAAAGCAGAATCAAATTTTCGACGACGCTGGCGGTATGATCGCGCAGGGATTCGAGGACGCAATCCTAAGCGGGCAAAAACTAAGCGAGGTCATCAGAGGACTCGGGCAAGACCTGCTCCGCCTCGTCTTCCGCCAGCAAATTACCGCACCGCTCGCCAAGGGAATCGGTGACGCACTATTCGCTGGCTTCCGCGCCGAAGGCGGACCCGTCGGCGCAGGCGGTGCCTACGTCGTCGGCGAAAAAGGCCCAGAGCTCTTCGTCCCCAGCTCCTCGGGCAGCATCGTGCCGAACGGCGCAATGGGCAGCAGCGGCGGATCCGCGGGCGGCGTGACCGTGAACTACAACATCGCGGCCGGCGTCTCGCGCGCCGAGCTGGTGCCAATCCTTGAACAAGAGCGGCGGCGGCTCAAGGCCGAGATTCCCGACATGGTGCGGCGCGGGGGAAGCTATCGCAGTGCGTTTGCTTGAGTTTCTAGACGCTTATGGCCATCACCTATCCTCTCACCCCTCCCGCCGCCATTCGCATCGCTTCCTTGCGTTTCTCGGCCATCAGCGCGGTCGCCCGCAACATCTCGCCGTTCACGTTTTCGAGCCAATCCTACAACTGGACCGGCACGATGCTCAGCGGCGATGTCGAGTGCCCTCCGATGAACCGCGCCGACGCCGAGGAACTCATCGGCTTTCTGATTATGGCTGCGCGCGGCACGTTCTACTTTCGCGACTACGCCAACGGGACGCAGCGCGGGACTATGACCGGAAGCCCACAGCTCAACGGGGCGCACGTTGCGAACACGTCAACGCTCACGGTCGATACCGGCTCTGGCTCGTGGGCCGTCGGCGATTACATCCAGCTCGGGACCGGCAGCAGCTCGAAGTTGCACAAGATCACGCAGGTGAACGGCGACCCGCCCACAGCGACCTCCTACGAAATCTTCCCGCTCTTGCGCACGGCCTACCCTGACAACACGACGATAGATTACACGGATGCCGTTGGTGTCTTCCGCCTCGGGACCACGACGTGCGATTGGTCAATCGACACGGCGAAAAAGTATGGGCTGAACTTCTCGATCTTCGAGGCGATCAACAC